CGCCAGTAGGCCCGGTCGGTCCAATCGGTCCCGTGTCGCCCGTTGCGCCGGTGGGGCCAGTTGCGCCGGTAGGGCCAGTTGCGCCGGTTAGTCCCGTTGCGCCGGTCGGCCCAGTTGCGCCGGTTAGTCCCGTTGCGCCGGTCGGCCCAGTTGCGCCGGTTAGTCCCGTTGCGCCAGTAGGCCCGGTCGGTCCAATCGGTCCCGTGTCGCCCGTTGCGCCGGTAGGCCCGGTCGGTCCAATCGGTCCCGTGTCGCCCGTTGCGCCAGTAGGCCCGGTCGGTCCAATCGGTCCCGTGTCGCCCGTTGCGCCAGTAGGGCCGGTCGGTCCCGTCGGGCCTGTGGGTCCGACACCGCTTGGTCCTGTAGCGCCTGTCGGCCCTATGTCGCCCTGCGGTCCCGTTGGACCTTGTATGCCTTGCTCGCCCTGCGGCCCGATATGGCCCGTTGGTCCGGTCACACCGGTCGGTCCGGTGGGGCCAATAGGTCCAGTAGGGCCTGCCGGCCCCGGAGCCAATCCCGCAATCTGCGAGGTGGTTACTCGTACAGATGTTCCGCTCTGAACAGCTTCAAGCTGCTCGGATCCCGACAAAGATACCGCCGCGGGTAGATTGGGGATCTGTACGTTTGCCATTCATCACACCGAAGTTATCGTTTCCCACGCACTGCCGGTATAAACGCACAGTTTGTCGAGAGTTGTATCAAACACAAGAGCGCCTCGGCTCACAGACAGCGCATCTTTCTGCGCTGTTGTTACCGTCGGGGCGGAGCTGATTGTCGCCGCCAGATTGGCGATCTGCTGTGACGTTATCCGTACAGAAGTTCCCGCTTGAACAGCCTCAAGCTGCTCTTCGCCGTTCAAACTAATCCCAACAGGTAGGTTGGGTATCTGGACATTACTGGCGTATGCAGGCATTACAGCGGCCCCGTCTTTGGAACTTCATTAAACCCATACGGCAGGCCCGGATCGTCGTTTCCGGGGGCATTGGCATTCGTACCCGGCTGCTGATTGGTTCCCCCGGGCGCTTCGCCAGTCTGCTGTGTGACGCGGGTCTTATCGGCTACGTCCGTATCAATTGTTGTTACGCGAGTGTCGCCCTGCGGCACAGGAATGCCGGTCTGAGTGTCCTGCGTATTATACCCAGAAACTTGACGCCGATCTATACTGTCCCACATATAAGGCTCCACACGCGGATTGCTGATCGGAACAGGATCCGCCGGCACAATAATAGCCCGTAGCTGCGGCTGCGGCTCGTCATAACAGCTATTGCAGACAAGAAGTCGCGTATTCTGGATCATCGCCCCCCGCCAGTCAAACTGCCAACGCAAGTCGACGTGGTTGTAGCGAAAGGAGCAGCGGTCACATACCGCATGCGCCTGCGGATTTGTCGAGGATGTTCTAGCTCTGCCAGATCTGGAGGCGTATCCCATTCACCCCTCCTATCTGTAATATCCGGAAATCATCGGAGAGATGTACTGCTGCGCCTGCTCAATGTTTTGGAGCGCCGCAATGTTGTAGCTCTCATCGGCCATAGCCTTCAGACCCGGAAAAATCTGCGGAGCCCACTGTTGCGCAAGGCGCGAGGCGAGGCCGTACGCAAACGCTTCGAGCCACAGGTAGGGTATTTCCACCTGCTGACCGCCAGTCATGTTGGCATCCTGAAGCTGCCGCACACGATAATATTCCAGCGTCTTCGGGCCGTTGTCAGTGTTCGGAACTGGCCAAAGCGTAATCGTCGGAGAAACAAGGCGGTCAAACCAGTAGACCGTCGGGTATCCCTGCTGCTCTTTATTAGGGTAAGAGGCGTATTCTGTGCGGCTCACCGGCATGATGATGCGGTCGATATTTGCCCCGCTATCGTCGTTCCGGACGTATGTGTCCAAGATCATGACAGTGTTTGCGTCGACATTATAGACTGACTGATCAGTCACCAAAGCCGTCGACACGAGGTCTACGGCCCACAGGTTTACGCCCTGATTGGCCCAGCGAGCGAGCATCAGGTTTGTGCCCATTCGGGCACTTTCCATATGCTCCTGCAGAATTGACGTGTTGCGCATCCCGCAAAGGTTAAACGCATACAGCGTCAATTCGCCAAGCGACGGATTGAAAGTGTAAGTTCCGCTTGTCGTCATTGGGCGTCCCCTTAGACAGGGCCAGCCTGCACAACATTCAGTTCAACTGTACCTGTCTGTGCTGGAGCCATGTAAATAGATATAGCACGGCAGGGAATAGCGAGGCCAGCGGACGAATTAGCCGAAACGCCCGAAAGACCCGTGACGCTGAACCAAGTTGCTGATGCGGCGCTGTATCCTTCAGCATCTGGATCATCCAGAGAATATTGAATGCTGAATGTCGGAGTTCCAGCCGTTATTTTTGCGGCGAGGCCAATGTTGAAGGCGGCCTGAAAGTCGTCCACTACGATAATGGCGCTGCGGCCTGCGTCGGTTAGGCTGATTGTCCTGTACTGCATCTCATCTACCTCTTAGCGCCGGTTCTGGCGGCAGCAACATTATCTACAAGATTGGGATATGGCCTGCCAGCGGCGCGGGCTTTAGCCTTGGCAGACTGAACCTGCTTACGGCTCAAGTTCTTTTCCTTGGCATCCTTCGGGGCGTCTTTTTCCCAAAAAGGCTTGTCGACCATGTCAGCAGTCCCACTTCCTGAGCGACTTGTTAATCCGGCTGTTCGGGTCTGCAGCCTTTGCAGAGCCAGTCAGCTTTCGTTTCATGCCAGTCATTCTAGCACAGAAGCTGTCCTTGCGCGAGCCGCCTTCCGGCTGCGGACGCTTAATGTCATGACCCTGCGCCTTCAACGAGGCGCGGCCCTTTTCGTTCAACCCACCTTCGGAGTTCTTGCCTTCTTTCCTAGTCCACGCGCCGGGCATATCACTCTCCAAAGAGAAGACGGGGGGGCGCGAAGACCCCCCGTTACATTACTGACCAGTGGGAGGGAAGAGAGATCAGCAATTACTTGCGCTGCCACGCGGAGTACCGCCAGCAGCAGAAGAGAAAACACCGCCGCCAGACTTGCGGGGCTTGCGACCAGCGTGCGCTGCAGACATTACGCCTTCAGCCTTCATGCCGACCTTGCCGCCCTTCTTGAAGCCGTCTTTGGTGCTCATAGCAGTGTCCATGACGACCTTCTTGCCGACTTTGGAACGCTCGGGTGAAATACGTTTACCTTTCATGGGAATCTCCTATTGGTCCGATTAGATGTTGCCGATAGCCTGAATATACTGAACAGTCAGCCAGCCAACACCGTCGCCAGTGTTGGTCGAAGTGATGGTGACCTTTACATCAGTGTCGCCAACATCCGCCCAGTTACCAACCCTAGTAAGATCGGTTCCGGGAGCAGCAGCGACAATGCCGATAGTTCCACCATCAACAGCATCAGCAGCAGTAAACTTCGTAGCGGAAGCCGTTGTGCCAACGCCGAAAGTGCTGGCAACGCCGTTCCACGCAGTGAAGACATTCAGATCAATCGAAAGGATCTGGCTTCCTGCTGGGATTACGATGGTGGTGGTAGAGCTGGCCTGCGAAACCGGGGCAGTCTGCGCCATGACGACGTAGCCGACGTTGGCGATGTCTGTGCCAACAGTAGAGCCAGAAGTATTGAGGATGCCACCGGCCTTAATAGGACCAGTGAAAGTAGTCGTTCCCATAGGAACCTCCTGCACGATACGATCACACAGTCTGTGCAGCGTCCGCTAGGCCGGTCTGCGTGATCTATGAAACCTAGAATGAAGAGGCGGGACCGAAGCCCCGCCCCGTTGACCAATCAGGTCGGGATCGCGCCGTAGGTGGCACGCCAATTGTAGTAGCCGAACGAGTAACGCTCGTAGCCTTTCACTAGCAAATTGTCTGTAGTGAAGTCGACTTGCATGTCGGTTTCAAACTTGATGCGCTCCATGTAGGAGAGGCCATCAATGTTCGTCAGCAGGAACCATGCGCGGGCGTTGGTCAGATAGTCGTTGACCATATAACCTTCCGGCAAGCCACCTGCGGTTGACATGATAGCGTTAACGTCGTTGTCAGCTGTACCCGGACGCAGTTCCGTCTTTGTGAGGCGGATTGCAACCGGCTCAAGAGCCGGCGGGACAACCAGACGACGACCGCGAGCAAACACCTTCAGACCGGCCTGATCGCGGAAGTTCGTACGAATGGCAATCATGCCATTCAGCAGCGTAGCTTCGTTCAGGTCGTTGGTGGTGTAGTTCGACACCGAACCACCGTCAATCGGGTGATCTGATGCAACCAGAGCCTTGCCGTCGCCGCCAATAGACGCATTGTACGTCGTGGCGGTGTTAAGCACGTTTGCGCCGTAGATTTCCTTGGTCTGCTGGAAGGATTCCATCAGGCCGAGGTTCGACGGAGCGAACTGGCTCTTGTACAGGTTGTCGTCAACGGCCTTGCGAGTGATCGCGTAGCCCAGACCGATCTCGACGTGCTCCTGATTGTAGATGAACCGCTCGCCAGCGCCGTTATCAAACGACGTCTGACCGCCTTCAGTCTTCAACTGAGCGTAGCCAAGGAAGCGCATTTCAGCGGTGCGTTCCAAAGCCATCTTCGAGTCGTGCTTCGTGAAGATCTTGTCGTACTGTGACGTGATCTGCTCGTATTTTCCTTCAATGCCGCGAAGACCGGGCAGGAGAAGGTCTTTGATGGAACTGAGATTTACAGCCATTGGTCCTTGCTCCTTTTAGCCGACACTAAGCAGTTGCTTAGTAGAAACGTTGTTGAAGGCAACAACAACACGATTGTACGCGCCGGCCTCAGTCCCCGGAGCACCCGGAGGTGTCACGGCAAGGTCAACGATACGGAAAGGCAGCGTGTTGGTTGTGGCTTTGGTGCTTATGTCAATGTAAGCGCCAGAGATGCCACTAGCTGTCGTTCCAGTGCCGATTGCAAAACCAACGTTGCTGTTGATGTCGCCAAAGGCAGCGCCAGTCACGTCGGTCTGGACGACGAACTTGGCGTTCGGATCGTTTACGACGTAGGCGGTGACGTCAGCGGAGGCGTCGGAACCCGGCCAGTAGTTTGACCAGACTGTACGCTTCTGCGACGTGGAAAGGTACTGGCAGCCGACAAAAATGCCTGCAACCTGCACAGAGTTCGACGAGGCTTGTGCGATATAACCGGTATTTAGCGGAACGACAGGGTCGCCGCTGAACACAGCGGTCGTGTCGTCCTTGTCAATGACCATCAACACCTGCTCGAAAGTGGGAGCGGAGCCGGTGCCACTGGCTTGGCTAAAACCGAAGGGCGTATTGCTATTTGCCATTACGGTATCTCCTATAAAGGATTGCCTCGATCATCGCGCACCGGGGCGATTAGAGGACATTTTCAAGATTAACTTTCCACACCGAGGGAAAGCGGGTCATGGACCTTGTTAACACAATATTGGTTAATATTGTAAAAGTAAAGGGCCGCTTGTTTGCGGCCCTTTTTCATTGTAATTCCAAAGACTTACAGGTCTTCAGGAATTGGCATGTCAAAGCTCTTTTTGATTTTCGGAGCGACACGCGGATCATCTCGCGACAGTGTGCCTTCCGGCGTTCCTGCGAGCTGGGCCTCTTTGACACGCACCTGCTGGCGTGCGCGGCGCAATTCAATGGACCTGATCTCTTCGGAAATCTCCGTTGGCCGCTCCATCAGCACCATACCCTTGCGCTCAATAATATTGCTGGACCAGCCCTTTGGCATCATCGCCATGTGGTCCTTGTCGCGATCAAGTGGCACTGCCTCCCAGCCTTCGCGGGCAAGATGCGTGATGTAGGCAGGATCTTCTTCGTTCCACACCTTGTGGCGCTTCCACTCGTAGGTCCAACCATCCGGCACCAGACTGGCGGGGACGTAGAACTCGTCCGTCCCCTCGTCCAGATCACCCAGATGCTGCCGCAGTTCGGCAGCGCGGGCGGCGGCGCGTGATCGGGGGTCTTTATCCCTTGCTGCAG